CTTTCAAAGTTTTTATGCTCACAATATTGCTGATATATTAGTTTAAGCCTATTATGATTTTGAAGTCTAGTTTCTAGATTCATAATGAAACTACCAGCCCATGGCCGGTAGTTAGTCTTCGATAAATCAATTCTACAAAATTTCATCTATTTCGCCAATCGACTACATTACTCATTTCGTCACTACTCCAATGATTATAATAACCCTTAGACATTAATTGTTCCGATGCTAGAGTTAATCGATCTAAGTGCTGTACAACTAATAATGCACAATGTCCAAAGTTCATAGGCACACCGTTTACTAATTCCGTCAATGTTGGGTGATCTTCTAGTGCTACAAAATTATTTGGAATAAGTTCACAATTAAGATTTTTTACCTCTTCTGAAAATATTAGAGGGTCAATAGCTGTATGATCAAAGCATAATACTAATACTTCGTTAGTATCTAATTCTTTTAAATTATTTTTAGCACTAGAGATCCATTCATTGGAATCACAAAATATAATTGCAATTTTATTGTTTAGTCGAGCTTGTCTAGCAAAAGGGCATATTGGCCAATTATTAAAATCTTTATTAGGTTTTTCTACAAAATTTTCTAACCAATTTAGTAGTTTAATTTTAATTTCATAATGATCAAACGCCGTTGCTATATAGTCCATAACTATCGAATTATTTTGTCTCTTTTCTTGCGTTTTTAACTGCCGTTACATCGTTGCGTGTTTCTTTACATAGTTTTGCCAATTCTTGTAAATGCTTACGAACACGAGTACCGGCTGCGCCAACTTCCTTGTCATAAAATTTTTCGAAGTCCGATTCCATTGCTTCGACGATTGCTGTAAATTCTTGATATTTGTTTGACATGATAGTCTCCTTTGTATTATTAGTTATTACCAGTGCCGTATTACACCTGCAATAATGAAACAGTTTGTTACCAAATATGTAACAATAATTACTGTTCTGATTATAGCTACTTGATCTGCTTCTTGTACAGTTCTTCCAGATTTTTCGCCAATTGATTTTGCCCAAAGTCTCCAAACTTTACGCAGTAATTCTCTCATAAATGTCTTTCCAATTTTTAACTCTTGGGATTTCTGGATGCTCGTAATCCATGTTATGGCCGTGCTCCATAAGCAAACTCTTAAGTCCTAAACTAGTGCCAACTTGGCAATTTACAATCTTATCTTCAATCCACCACAGACCGCTTCCGCGATATTGTTCAAGCACTTGATCTTTATCAGCACCGGTATCTAAGAATATAAATTTTTCAAATGCAGTAGCACCAAATAGCTTACGCAAATTCATTCGGCGAAGTTCTTGTGCATTTTCATCTTTGCTTAGGCTTGTAATACAGTGAAACACATATCCGTGTTCTTCGTGGAGTCGTTTAACGTAAAACATAGCATCACGTAGTGGAGGTAAGAATCCCATGTGTGCTGATTCGTTAAAGATTTTGATTAAGCGTTTTCCTTGATCAGGGTCAATACCGTAACGACTGCCGATATTGTATTTTAGGTTGCCACCTTCTTGTTTGTTAAAACCGTGTTGTTGCATGTATACATCAAAAGCGTATTCCCAATCTAACAACACACCGTCTGCATCTGTAAGTATGATTTTGTTTTTCATACTCGTATTATACTACATAGTTTGAGTTGTGTCAACCAGCAAATACCGTTGGCGAACTATAGGCTTGAATAGTTCCGCCGTCTGTGCTATCGCCAACTCGAGCAACTGCCTTGTCGCCTACAAATACTGTTCCAGAACCGGCATTGATAACGGCCGGGTGATCGACACAATTTCTTCCGGATTTTATTGTGTGGGCGGCTGTCGGATTGCCTTTACACTCAATTGCGATACCATTAGCATAGACTTTGGCAACAGCACCTGTAGGACCTGTTATAGTTGTAGTTGTATCACAATCGTGGCCAGTTGTTGTTGTATCACCTTGTCTAGCTACAGCTGGCATGATATTATCCTGTTACAATACTACCGGCACTAACAGGTTGTATACCCGTTGTTTGGAACAAGTATTGATCGGCAATTTCTTTAACAGTGGATCCTTGAAATATGACAGATGATTTGTTAATAGTGTAATCATTGTCTGGATTAACTGTCATCATTACAGGAGCCATTGCTGGTCCCTTTTGTGTCATGGCTAACATAACTGGTCTAGAGATTGTAAATGCGACCATATCTTCTTTTACATACTTGCCAATTACTTCATCACCAGTTGTTAATTTAAAACTAACAATGTCGCCTTCGGTAAATTTTGATTTTTCTAATAACATGCTTAACCTTTAAATTGTTCAAAAAACTCATCTGGCTTGCCAGCAAGGCCTTGAAAGCCGCCTTGTACTAATGTAGTACCATTAAAAATTTGTGGTACGGAACGTAAACCCTGGTCTACAAGAAACTCACGAGCCTCTGTTTGTTGTCCTACGTTTATTGCTGTGTATTCTACGCCTTTACTTTCTAATAGTGCTTTAGCACGATCGCAAAACGGGCAATTATCTTTTGTATATACTGTTAACATAATTTCTCCTTACTATATTATAGCATAGGTAATTCGCTGTAGTCAATAGCATCACTCATTACACCGATAACATAATTAGTTGATTCGGATTCTTGTAGTGCTGTTTGTTTTTTACTTGTATCACTGTGTTTGTTAAACCAAGGAATTGGTGTAGACTTTGGCGCACTTGCTTGATATTTAATACCGATGTCTTTTAATGCACCAGCGGCTGTATAATCTACGAAATCTCGTAGGATATTAGCATTAAGACCAATCACTGGGCCCATCTTAAACAAGTAACTAGCCCATTCTTTTTCTTCACGAATAACATCCATATACAGTTGATATACTTCTTGCTCACACTCGCCTTTAATTTCAGCAAAGCGACTGTCTTCTTTAATTACTTGATTAATCAAATAAGCAGTCCAACCTTTGTGTAGTAACTCGTCTTGTAGAATCAAACTGATAATGTTGCCATTGCCAATAAAGATTTTGTTCTCAACCATTGCTAGACTTGTAGCAAATGATACCATAAAGCGGAATGCTTCTAATGCGTAACTTGCGTGTAGTGCTAACCAAATTGCTTTAATATGTGTACGTTCATTGATCTTTTCGCCAGCTTCTTTACGACAGTTAATAATATGCAGGTCGTCGTAATATCTGCCAACACTTGCTGCCATATCAACTATTTCTTTAGTGTCGTGAATAGTGTTAAAGACATCCTTTGGTACATTATAGATGTTACGAATGATATGGCTGTAGCTACGACTGTGGATGTTAGTTTCAAAGAATGTCCAGTTATAGACTAATGCTTCTAATTCTGGTAAACTAACAACAGGTGTAAACACTTGGCTAGGGCCGCGGCCTTGTAAACTATCCAATGCTGTTTGGCGTAGTAAGTTACTAGTGAAGATATGTTTAACTGCATCTGATGCATCTTTAAAGTCACTTGCATCTTTTGTAAGACTAATTTCTTCTGGGACCCAAAAGAAGCCTCGTGCTGTAGTTTCAAAATTTTGTATCTTAGGATACTTTACTTCTTCAAAGCGTTGAATAGTAACTGGACCAGCTGGATCCAGAAACATCTTACGACTAAGGTAGTCTGTCTTTGTGTTTAAATTATACTGAGCTTGACTCATAGTTTACATGCCTCGCAATCATCTTCAATTAATTCTCTTTCATTATAAAACCCGTTGTAGTGTACTTCAGGTGTTGGTTCTTCTAATGCCTTACTACCTTGTTTATTAATCAAACTGTAGTAAAATGTTTTTAGTCCCCATACATGGGCTTGCATCAAATTCTTAGCAATCAATGTAGTTGGCACTTTACGATCTGCCCAATGTGCCGGATTGTAGAAAGTGTTTGTACTAATACTTTGATCAACATAGGCTGCTAGTACTGATGCTGTTTTTAAATAACCGGCACAATCTTTTTGTTCCCACATCATTTGATATTTGTTTTTTAGTTTAGTGTATTCTGGTACAACTTGTACAAAGGAACCTGCTTTAGATTCTTTAACACTAATTAAACTCATAGGCATTTCAATACCATTAGTTGAATTAATAACAACACTCGAACTTTCTACTGGTGCAACAGCCATTAGTGTAGCATTGCGAACACCATACTGTTTCATGTTAACACGTAGGGTTTCCCAATCTAGTTCTGGGGTAAAGTCTGCTAGGTCATTTACACCATTGGCTCGTAGCTCCCACGGAAACGTACCCTGGCCATAACGTGTCTTCTCACTATGTAAGCAAGCGCCTCGTTCTTTAGCCAACTCAACTGTTGCTTCCGTTAAGTAGAATGCTTGATGTTCCATCCATGATTTTACATCTTGTAGGGCATCTCTCTCGCCATAACGTAATCCACGCTTGGCATGCCAGTAGGCTAGATTAGTAACACCAATGCCCAGTGGTTGTATCTCATCGTTGCTTAGTTTAGACTGGATGGAAAGAAAGTCTTGATAGTCAAGAATGTTACACAGACTACGCTGAAGTATACGGCAAGCACGGCGCATGTCTTCTGGGTTACGGAACGCACCCCAATTGATTGAGCCCAGGGTGCAAAGTGCGATACGACCAGTATCGTCATCCAAACGTTTAAAGGACTTAGTAGGTAAAAGTATTTCACAGCAAAGGTTACTCTGGTAAATGGTATGGTACTCTGGATCAAACGGTCCTTGTTTCATTAC